GCACCTATTGCAATGAGCCGATGGTCAAGGTTATCTCAGCTACACCCACAGTATTTAAGGGCAAGGGCTTCTACAGTACGGATAAATAGTTATCCACAGAAGTTATCCACAGGAGGTAAAGACATGCCGACACACCCAAGATTCACGCTGTTAGTAGACAAGTGCGATACGCTAAGCAAGCAGAGCCTCTCAAAGGCTCACCGCGAGCCCCTTAGGGGCGTAGCTCGCGGGGTGCTAGTAGCTATTGGGATAGCTCTATGCTTTATGCCTGCAGCAGGTGGATCTAAACCAGTGCAATACATAAGTTATAAAGAGTATGCTTATTATGCATTAGGTTATAACCTCAAAGAGTATAAGTGTTTAGTAAAGCTCTATGGTAAAGAAAGTGCTTGGAATCCTAAAGCTCGTAATGGATCACACTATGGAATACCCCAAGGACGCAGTGAGTATCTATCTAGGGTTGATGGTTATAAGCAGATACAATGGGGATTAAAGTACATTCAACATCACAGGATCTATCAAGGTGATACATGCAAGGCATTAGATCATTGGAAGGCTAAAGGATGGCATTAGACAAGCTGAACAGCAGACGCTACAGGGCGCATAAAGAGCGTGTGTTTCAGCGTGATGGTCGTATCTGTAGGTACTGTGGCAATGATGAGAACCTGCAGATTGATCACATAATCAGTCGCAAAAATGGTGGTACTCATGACTTAGAGAACCTTCAAGTCCTGTGTCGTGATTGCAACCTACGCAAGTCGAGCAAGGATGAAGGGGTTTTTTTAGCACAGACGGCTACCCCCCCTGTCTTTTCTTCCCGTATCTCCCCGATGCGGTCGGAGACGATGCTGGACAGTCCTTTTAAGACCCGACCTAATCCGAGTCAATGACGGATAAACCCAAGAAGGTCAAAGCTCTACGAGGGGCAACCGAGGCAAGAGTCCACAGTCCACTTCTAAAGGGCAAGTCTCGTGCCAATGAAATCTTTGAGATGATTGATCGCTTAAAGATGGACAAACTCATGCCTTATCAGGAATGGGTGCTCAAAGACATGATGAGCGTGGATAAGAAGAACATGTATCGAAGAAAGACCTCGTTGCTCTTAATTTCGAGACAGAATGGCAAAAGTTTTTTAGGCAGAGTCAGAGTTATCTGGGGAATGTTCTATGGCGGTGAAAAGAAGCTCATAATCATGTCTGCTAACCGAGCAACCTCACTTATGCTCTTTAGAGAGATCGCTTGGTTAATCGAGAGCACTCCAGAGCTTAAAGCCATGACTAAGGCTATTCGTTATGCCAATGGCGGGGAACGCATAGAGCTGCTTAACGGAGCAACCCTAGAAGTCATCTCCGACAACTCATCCTCACCCAGAGGACGCACTGCTGACTTCTTATGGATCGATGAAGTCCGAGAGATCTCAGAAGAAGGCTACAAAGCTGCTGTTCCAGTGACCAGAGCTCGCGCTAACGCCCAGACATTTTTAACATCGAATGCTGGAGACCATTTCAGCACTGTGCTTAATTCACTGGTCGAGAGAGCTAAAGATTACCCGCCAGAGTCTTTTGGCTATTACGAGTATTCAGCCCCTCAGTATTGCAAGATCGACATAACCTTGGACTCATTCTGGAACACTGCTGTCGTGCCTAGTAATCCCGCCCTTGGATTTACCATCACCAAAGAATCCATTGAGGAAGCAATTGCAACCAACCCGATTGAGCAGACCAGAACAGAGACGCTTTGCCAATGGATTGACTCATTACAGAGTCCATGGCCTCATGGCATCTTAGAAGATACGAGCGATAGCAGTTTAGAGATCTCAGTAGGTGCTTACACAGTCTTTGCCTTTGACACTAGCCCTAGCAAAAGAAATGGGTCGCTCGTTGCTGGTCAATTGCTTCCAGATGGAAGGATTGGCATCGGAATCCTTGAAACTTACAGCTCTCAGGTTGCTATTGATGAATTGAAAATGGCTGCAAGCATAAAGGGATGGTGCGACATCTATAAGCCTCGTGTGGTCTGTTATGATAAGTATGCGACTCAAACGATGGCGGACAGGCTTGCCAATTCTGGAGTCGTGGTCGAAGATGTCTCAGGTCAGCAGTTTTATAAAGCCTGTGGAGACCTCTTAGAAGGCTTGGTTAATCATCGCGTAGTCCATAATGGACAGGCTGAGTTTATCCAGCAGATGAATAACTGTGCAGCTAAAGTTAATGACTCAGCTTGGAGAATCGTCAAAAGGAAATCCGCTGGAGACATTTCAGCCCCAATTGGAATCGCAATGGCGGTAAGCAAGTTGATGATTCCTCAACCTAAGCCTCAGATTATAACTTAGACACACCCATACCACATTGTACAATTACTTGACAAATGGTATCCTTTATGACTATGGGTCTATTTCGCAAAGCTGAATCAATCTCTAATGACGATACGCGTTCATCGCTAACCGCGCAATACGCCCCTCAAATCTTGGGCGATCAGTTCATGCACTACAACAATTACTACTCAGTGTCATCTATGCAGCGTCAAGATGCTATGAGTGTGCCAGCAATCAAAAGATGCAGAGACCTTATTGCGGGAACGATTGCAGCCATTCCTTTGGAGTATTACAAGAAGTCCACAGGTGAACAGATTGCTCCACCTCGTTGGGTTGAACAACCATCTCTAAATCAGCCACGCTTTGTAACGATCCTGTGGACAGTGGATTCATTGCTCATGTATGGCACAGCCTTCTGGAGAATTAACGAAGTTTATCAAGAAGACGGAAGAATGGCTCGCGGTGAGTGGATCGCTAACACTCGCGTTACATTCGATGCAGATTTTCCTTCACAAATTGTTACTCAATACTATGTCGATGGTATAGCAGTGCCTATGTCAGGTGTTGGATCTTTAATTACATTCCAAAAGGATGAAGGTATCCTCAACACTTCTGCTCGCGCTATTCAGAACGCAATTGACATTCACAGAGCTGCTGCTATTGCTGCACAGACTCCAATGCCATCTGGTTACATTAAAAACACAGGTGCAGATCTAGATCCTAAAGAAGTTAATGGATTGCTTTCAGCATGGAAGAACGCTCGCTTAAATCGTGCTACTGCTTATTTAACTTCGACTCTTGAATACAACGCGACATCTTTCTCACCCAAAGAGATGGGCTACGCGGATTTAATACAAAACAGTGCTACCGAGATCGCTCGTCTTTGTGGAGTTCCACCTTATTATCTTTCAGCTGACCAAAACAACACAATGACTTATGCAAATGTCCAAGACGAACGCAGACAGTTCATCTGGATGATTCAGCCTTACATCTCTGCGATTGAGTCTCGACTTAGCATGGATGATGTCTCCACTTCAGGACATTATTGCAAGTTCGCGGTCGATGACACATTCTTACGCACTAATCCAATGGATCGCTTGCTAGTACTTGAAAAGATGCTTGCACTTGGTCTAATTACTACAGAACAAGCCATGGAAATGGAAGATCTATCTCCTAACGGAAGTGAAACAGAATAATGGAAACTCTATACATCGAAGCATCATCAATTGAGTGCAGCGAAGAAAAGCGCGAGATCTCAGGCAAGATTGTGCCAATGGGAACAGGCGAGATTGGTAACACTAATCTTGGCGCGTATGTCTTTGAGGCTGGCTCCATTGAAATTGGAGACCCTACAAAGATTAAACTTCTTTCACAACATGACATGAAGAAACCTGTCGGTCGTATGATTTCAGCTGAGACTCGTGAAGATGGCATTTATGCAACCTTCAAGTTAAGTCGCAGCACAGGTGGTAACGATGCAATGATCATGGCAAGTGAGGGCTTGGTTACAGGACTTTCAATTGGCGCAGACATTAAAGCATCAAAGCCATCACGCAATGGTTACACAGTAGTTACAGCTGCTTCCTTGAAAGAAGTCAGCCTTGTAACAGAAGCGGCATTTAAGTCTGCTGCAATTACAGAGATTCGTGCGGAAGAAGCAATAGAAGCTGCAACTAGCACGAGTGTTAAAGAAAAGACAACAACAATTAACACGACAATCGTGGAGATTGAAACAGAAACAGAAACAGAAAGCGAGACAGCTGTGGAAAACACTCCAGAGACAGTTGCAGCTCCAGAAGTTGAGGCATCGGCTGTAGAAGCTGCTCGCCCAACTGTTACAGCTGCTTATTACACAACACCACGCATTAACCTTGCTCCAGAGGTATTCTTGGAGAACACAATCCGCGCACAGTTCGGTGACGAGAATGCTCGTCAGTACCTAAAGGCTGCGTCAGATACAAACACAACAGATGTTGCAGGTCTTGTTCCAACTCGTCAATTGACAGAAGTTATCAACGGAAAGACAACAGCAACACGCGCAACAATCGATGCAATTTCAACAGGCACACTTCCAGATGCAGGTATGAAGTTCCAGATTCCTCGCGTAAAAGTTGCTCCAACTGTTGCAGTAGCTTCAGAAGGTGGCGCATTCTCAGATACTCAGGTTGAAATCGAGTACCTAGATGTGGATGTTGTCAAGTTCGCGGGAATGCAATTATTCGATGTTGAGGTTCTTGACAGAACTTCGCCTGCGTTCTTTGCTGAGCTCCAGAGCCTCATGGCTGACCAGTACGCTAAGGCAACTAATGCTTATGCTTTCGATGAGATCGCATCTGTTGCAACAGTTGATGGCACAGCAGTAACACTTCCTTGGGATGGCGATGAGTTGTCAGCATTCGTATCACGCTCTGCTGCATCTATCTACACAAACACATTCAAGTTCGCAACAGGCGTAATCGTCTCACCAACACAGTGGGCAAACTTGATCGCGCTTAACGACACAACAAAGCGTCCAATTCTTACAGCTGCTTCACCAATGAACGCTACAGGCGCAATCGGTGCAGCAAGTCTTCGCGGAACATTGCTTGGACTAGACATGTATGTTGATTACACACAAACAGGTGAAGGCGATGCAACTATCATGGTTGTTAATCGTGATTCATTCACATGGTACGAGTCACCACGCCTACAGCTACGCGCTGACAAGGTTGGTACAGGAAAGGTAGAAGTAGGTTACTACGGCTACGGAGCATTGGCTCAGAAGATCAACGCTGGAGCATTCCGCTTCAATAACGCTGCTTAATTAGTAGCACTTTAAGTCGCTCTGAGGGGTAGTAGCCCTCTACCCCTCAGAGTCTTTAGAAAGGACATCATGGCACTTACAACAGTTGCAGAACTTCGATCAACACTCGGAGTCGGTACTTTGTACAGTGACGCTACCCTTCAATCGGTATGCGATGCCTCGGATACAGTCCTTCTGCCTATGCTTTGGCAGAATCAGCAGTACAATGCTTATCAAAGCAACACAACAATTGAGGGAACAATTTATTTCGATACACGAGTTGATAACATTTATTATGTAGGTCAATCCGTAAGCATCTCAGGCAACGGAGCACCTCACGATGGCACAAAAGTCATTACATCTATTGGAGTCGATTACATCTCTTACGATGTCACTGGTTCACCCGCTGAAAAAGACCGCCATGCAGTTTCACCTACTGGCACTGTAAGTTACCTGCCAGTAAGTTATGTAGGCGATGAAGCAATCCAAAATGCAAGTCTCATGATCGCTGTTGAAATCTGGCAAGCAAGAACCGCTACTCTCTCAGGTTCTAATGCAATTGATTTCCAGCCCTCACCTTATCGAATGAGCGCACAGCTACTCGCTAAGGTAAGAGGATTGATTGCTCACGCGTTGAGCCCTAATTCAATGGTGGGATAATGACTGTTGCTCTCACTACTCTTAGAACGACATTAGCCACAGCTTTAGTCGATAACACAAAGTATCAAGTCTTTGCATTTCCGCCATCTGTTGTATTGGCTAACTCAGTTATTATCAGTCCAGATACGGAATACATCACTCCAAGTAATAATGCGCGCAACACCATAAGCCCTTTGGCTAACTTCAAGATTATTATTACTACCCCTTTATTCGACAATGAGGGCAACCTTAATGGAATAGAAGATTTTGTAGTTGCAGTGTTTAACAAACTCGCTGCATCTTCTTTGACCTATAATGTAGGCGCAATAAGCGCACCTAGCGTTCTCAATGCTGCTTCGGGAGACCTACTCAGCTGCGAGATGTCCGTATCAATCCTAACAAGTTGGAGCTAACATGTCAGAGCTAACACCAGAGGATCTAGCCTTCTTGAAGAAGATTGGTCAGATTCCAGCAGCACCAGCAACACCTAAGCCAGTAACTACCAAGAAAGATGAGGAATAATCCATGGCAATTTTCTTAAACAATAAGGTCGGATTTAAGATTGCTACAGTCAATCTTTCAGACCATGTAACCGCTTTCACATTGAACCGCGTTCTTGACGCTATCGAGGTCACAGCGATGGGCTCAACTGCACATCAATTCGTTGGTGGACTTTCCAGCGATCAGATAACTGTGACATTTCTGAATGACCGCGCAACAGGTTCAGTCCTACAGACTCTACAAGCTGCATTCGGATCAACAGTTGCTTTCCAAGCAATTCAGGACACATCTGAAGCAGTATCAGCAACAAATGTTCTATACTCAGGTACAATCTTTGTTGATAACCTAACAGACATCAACGGAGCAGTTGCAGATGAAGCAATGATCGACATTACATTTACATGCAATAGCAAGACTGCTTATGCATCTACAGGTACTTGGTCATAAACTAACTAACTAACAAAGGGGCAAAACCATGGCAAAACTAAAGATAGTTCGTACAGACGGAAGCGTTATCGAAGGCGAAATCACGCCTGCTGTAGAATACTTTTTCGAACAGCAGACAAAGATGGGTTTTCATAAGGCGTTCAGAACTGAAGAGCGTCAATCGGATGTGTACCTTTTGGCATGGGAAATAGTTCGCAGGTCAGGTGAAACTGTTAAGCCTTTCGGGATGGAGTTCATCGAGACACTTAAAAGTGTTGAGGTGCTCGACTCTGACCCTTTAGCTTAAAGCGCGATCAACCATTCACCTATCTAATAGCTCGATTGAGCATTAGATTGGGGATCGCGCCACAGTACTTATTAGAACTAGATAAGACCATGCTTGATGCACTCGTGCAAGGTCTCAAAGATGAAGCAAAGGAGATGTCAGATGCCAGTAGAGTTCGCAGGCGTTAATGAACTCCGTAAGGCTCTGAAAGACTATGCTCCAGACCTTGACAAAGCTCTAAAGAAGGAATTGGCGGCATTGGCAAAGCCTGTAGTCAATAAGGCTAGAGGCTATGCTCCCGCACTTCCACCTTTAAGCAATTGGGGTAAAGAAGGCGGTCGCTTTCCTACTTACAATGGCGCATTAGTTAAATCAGGTATTCGCTTCAGCACTGCTAAATCTAAAAAAAACACACGAGGCTTTTCTTCTAGTGTTCGTATTGTGAACGCAACAGCAGCAGGTGCTATCTATGAGACAGCAGGACGCAAGAACCCATTCGGTCAGCCTTGGGTAGGTCCTAAAGGTCCAGCAGGTAAAAAGTATTCTCACTCAATTAACAAGTATGCAGGGCGTGACTTCAATGCAGCTATGGGTGGCGAGTTAAAGGGTAAGGGTCAAGATAAGGGTCGCTTGATCTATCGTGCTTGGGCAGAGGATGAAGGCAAGACACAGGATGCCATGATCAAGGCAATCCTTAGAACCAATGCTCTCTTTCAATCCAAGACAGGCGGAGCGATTACTCGCGGGGTTAGGAAGGTTGCATAATGGCTACTCAGTCAAACATTGACATTAAGATTATTGCCGAGTTCTTAGGCAAAAGCGCATTCAAGCAAGCAGATACAGCAGCAACCAAACTTAATAAGACAGTTAAGTCTTTAGGTCAATCCTTTGGTTTAGCCTTTGGTGGTGCTGCTTTGGGCTATGCAATCAAGTCCACAATTAAGGACTTTGCAGATGCAGAGCGTGAGACAGTCAATCTAACTAATACAGTTAAGAACCTTGGTCTTGCTTTTGACGCTCCACAAGTAACAGCTTATGTGGATCAGATCGGCAAACTCTACGGAGTTACAGGAGATCAAGCAGTTCCAGCAATGCAGGCACTTCTGTCTGTAACTGGCTCTGTCTCAAAGTCCACACAGATCATGAACACTGCTCTTGATCTTGCTGCATCTCGTTCAGCCAATGTCGCAGATGTTGCACAGGATCTCGCTAATGCCTATGTGGGAAACACAAAGGGTCTTAATCAGTATCGCCTAGGTTTAACCAAGGCAGAACTATCAGCCAAGACATTCGAAGAAATCATGGCTGTCATTGGCAAGCAGACATTAGGCGCAGCAGATGAAGCAGCTCAAAGCCTTAGCGGTCAATTAGCCATCCTTTCAGAAGTAAGCAACCAAGCTAAAGAACGCATTGGTGGCGGATTAGTCGAAGCCCTTGGTGGTCTTTCTGGTCCTAATGGAGCAGGTGGCGCAGCCAAGAACATCGAGAATCTTTCAATTAAACTTACTAATGCAATCACTGGATTTGGCTATCTTGTAAGTGAAGTTAAAGTTGCTGCTCCCATCTTGGCAGCAGCAGGTGTAACAGTAGCTCTTGCTTGGGCTCCATGGTTCACAGCTATAAGCGTTGCGGCACTTGGAATAGCTGCCATTGGCAATGCAATGAAAAAGAACAAAGCCCAGATTGCTGTAAATACTGGTCCATTGATGTTCCCCACTGCTGGAGATGGTGGCTATAAACAGCGCGAAGCCGCTCGCAAAAAAGCAGAGAAT